GACATTGCTACCATTGAAACATCATAACATCCAGCGGCGCGAAGCACAGCGCCAACATTTAAATGTGACTTTGGATTATCTAAACCGATAGCTGCATACCCTCTCATCTTACCTCCTTTAAATTATGCAATGAGCATGGTCTAGTTTGAGTAAAGTAATCATACAGATTTAAGCTCAAACATAACCCGCCACGCTGTTGTAAAAGCCTCTCCTACAATCCACTCAGCCCTTCCCACACTTAATGCATCAAAAGATAGGGAAGTGCCTGATAGCTTGTCTGTGAGGATGAAGGTCATATAACCTCCGAATTAAGTAATGAGAGCAATGATTGAGGTGGTTTTTGTTCATTCAATCGCCAGAATTGCCACCATTTCGGATATGTGTACCCGAGTTCATATGCCCATTGCCAAACCCTTTGCTCTGCTTGGTCTATGGTATCGCAACTGCCAACAGTAATTGTGCTTACGCACCCTTTGCGGTCTTTGAAGGTTACATGCATAGAATATTCCATGATTAATCTCCTAACGATTTAAAATGATCGTGTAGCTTCTGAACTACGCTTGCAGTGCCGTCTTTGTCTTTCATAAGACGATAAACTTTCGACCGATTCACTGGAATTGTTTTACAAACTGCTGACACATTTATCTGTGGGTCATCTAGCTTGCGTAATACATATTCAACTTGTGTTTCCATTAGTTTTCCCTTATCACTTTTGGAGAGTATATAATAGATTGTCTTAAAAAGCAAATACGCACCACTGGCCATCTAATGCAGAAATGTCTTGACATGGGTTTAACAAGAGAGTAAATTCTCTTCTCATCCGGGCAAGCGACCAACCACCCGCAGCAGGCTTGGCATAATGATACAGAAATGTTTTCAGCCTAGAAGTCCTGATGCGGTAGTAAAAAAGGTTATGTCCACTCGGCCTCAATACTTATCAATGCAATGTGCGAATGGAAAGGAATGTAGAAATGAAACTAAAGAATTCACCAGCAAGAAAACTACGCCGTCAGATTGTGGCGCAACAAGGTAAAGGCGCTGATTATCAGCCAGCTAACGATGCAGCAATTTCGGCAGCACGTGAAATACGTACAAAGAAATATCGCGGCGCTAAGTAACTATGAGCATCGCCATCTGCCATCAATGTAACACCCCCACAGACACCGACTCCGATGCTGAGTTCTACGAGGCTAACGATACCGGATGTGAGGGAACATGCTCAAAGTGTCGTGACGACAACTGGAAGAAGGCACAGATTGAAGCCTCACCCTTTCACAACGATCCGCCAAGGAAAAGAGAGTATCAGCTTGCATTACTGGATAGCGGAATGTCGGAGAAAGATTTTTACTAGGAGATAATGATGAGCAATAAAAAGACTTTGCGTGACGATTTTGCTGTGGCTATAGCTAATGCATATATAAATCATACCATCCGAATCTATATGCATAATAATGAAAATCATATTTCGCTTCCACCTTCCAGAGATATTGCGCAATTTTCATATTCTGTAGCCGATGCAATGATTGCCGAACGTAACAAGTGATTCTGTAATTTTCAACGATAGGGAGATTGTGATGGCTAAGAAAGCTGCAAGTAAAGTAGAAGAAACGATAGTGGCATACAAGGGCTTCGATGTGGATATGAAATGCCGTAATTTTCAATACGAAGTCGGCAAAACTTATGAGCATGACGGCGATGTTAAAGCATGTTCAAGTGGCTTTCATTCATGCACTGACCCGTGGGACGTGTTCGGTTATTACGATGTAACACAGCGCTTTGCCAAGGTAACGGTAGGCGGTAAAATGTCTACGCATAACGAAGATTCAAAAATCGCATCGGCTAAGATTACGATTGATGCCGAATTGCGATTTCCTGAATACGTGAAAACTTGTGTTTCTTTTTTGATTGGTTTGTGCAAAGTTACCATAGACAAAGGTGGAGAGAATATTCAATCAGCATCAGGTCAATACAGCAAGTTGGCAGCATCAGGTCACTCCAGCAAGTTGGCAGCATCAGGTTACTCCAGCCGGTTGGCAGCATCAGGTTACTCCAGCCGGTTGGCAGCATCAGGTTACTCCAGCCGGTTGGCAGCATCAGGTGACTCCAGCCGGTTGGCAGCATCAGGTGACTACAGCCAGTTGGCAGCATCAGGTGACTACAGCAAGTTGGCAGCATCAGGTCACTCCAGCAAGTTGGCAGCATCAGGTCACTCCAGCAAGTTGGCAGCATCAGGTGACTACAGCCAGTTGGCAGCATCAGGTGACTACAGCATTGCTTGTAACGCTGGTGCTAATGGGCGCGTTAAAGGCGGTAAGAATTGCGCCCTGTCTCTTGCACATTGGGTTGAGGATGAAAAGCGCTATCGCATCACAGTGGCTTATGTTGGTGAAGATGGTATCAAGGAGAATACTTGGTACAAGCTGGATTCGCTTGGCAAGTTCGCGGAGGACGTATGAACTTTGACATAGGCACAGAGATTGGTCTGGCGAATGCCGAATATTCAATTACAAAATCACTAGCTCTTATCTCTAACCTTAGAGTGTTAAGGGTAAGAGAGTTTATAGAGAAGGAGCTTAGTGAGAGTGAAAGGCAAGTCTTGTTTAGGTTACTCGGCTTGCACAAGTCCGAAGTCATTGCGAAATCTTAAGAGGGTATGATGGGATATTCAGCATCAGTAAAATTTAAAGACCGTCGCGGCTGCGAAACAATCATATCCATACGTGGTTGCAAAACTCAAGGCGATGCAATTCAAAAGATTTGGGATTGGGCTTTTGAGGATGGCTATACAGTTCCCCAGTGGTGGCAATTTTGGCGATGGAACGACCAAAGACCCCCAGCGGGATTCGTATATCGCAGCGCACTGTCAGCCGAACTTATTAAGGAGGTAGCATGAGCGAACAATACTGGACAGCCAAAGACATACCTAACCTTGCCAACATCGACCTAGCTATTGGAGTGATGGAAAGAGTGATAGCGGAAGATGCGCCTTGGGACATGTGGAATTTTGGGTGGACAGAGACTAGTTGGAGCGCAGCAATAAGATTTAAATGCCCAGCTTGCTTTGCTGGATGGTTGCGCCGGAGCAATGTAATCCACAACTTTAATGAAGATGATATGGCAGCATTTTTAGGAATACCAATAGAACTGGCAGAGGCTTTAATTTTCCCATATTACGAATTTTGGAAAGTTAGAGGCCGTGAAATCACCCCTCAAATGGTAATCGAAAAGCTGCAAGCCATCAAAGCATTCGGGCTATTGGTACAGGAGTCTTTAGCATGAAAACTCTAAAACTCAAGCTGTACCGTTTCCTGGGTGTTGAATCATGCGCCCATGCACGAGCAAGAGTACGGCGTAATATCAACGCTTACGCTAATGCTGCTATCGGATTGAACTGGCGCTATGAAGGTGACAAATGAGAGTTCGCACAGGGTATAATACGTTAAGCGAGCTTGAGTACATTGCAGGAATAGGGACATGGGCCCCAGATCACGAAGGTGTTCAGGAAATGTCGAGAGAGGATATGCTGCGAAACTATCTGCGTGCTTTCGAGTTGCGAGATGATTGGGGCGGGATTGATTATGGTGTGGTATATGATGCAGTTACTAGGGAGCTATCGTGATGAAAACCATTAAAGAGATTTGCATAGGTTTACTAATATCTATTTTCTTTGTGGCTTTTGTTATAGTGGTGTTTTCAATCGTTTAATTTTTACTCGGCTACGGTACTTATCTGTACTCATTGCTAACTTTAAAGGAGATTTAGATGGATGACTCAATGAAAAATGAATTACTAAAAAGCGCTAAAGGAATTTTGGATTTAATTTCTAACGGCGTTCAGTCTGGCGCAGCGTTTGCCAAACAACAATTACCTGATATTGCGAATCAGTACCTCGCGTGGGGCTTATACGACTCCATCTCGACAGCAGTCATGTGCGCATTATTCAGCGCGATTAGCATTTATGTTTTTTACAACATGCTAAAGAATAAATGGAAATTAGAGGATAGTTACGGCTGGCATGCAGGGCGAATAATTGGTTGCACGGCAGGCGGCTTGATTGGCGTTCCTTCAATAGTTGGATTTTTTTGTAGCCTTAGTGAAATACTTAAAATCACAGTTGCGCCAAAAGTCTGGCTGCTACAGCACATCGTAGAGTTGATAAAATAGTTCATTGCGAATGGAAAGGTGGTAAAATATGACAGCATTAATTGTGATTATATTGGTTGTTTGTGTGATATGTGCGTTAGCCCCACTGGGCGATAGTAGTGATGACAACATTACCGATGGGTATGATTGATTATGAAATTCACCCTACACACTATTCTAGCCCTTACCTCTGTATTGATATGGGCGATACTTGTTGTTATCTTTGGAGATAATGATGAGCCAACAAGATTGGTATGAAACTGTAGGTAAACAGGAGGAGTATGAGGAATGGATAAACGAGAAATTGCCGAGCAGCTTAAAGCCCCTTTCGATCCCGCGTGTATCTCATGGCGAGTTGGCGCAACCAATGGAGACAAAACCAGCGGTATAGCCCTAGCATATATTGACGCTAGGGACGTAATGCAGCGCCTGGATGACGTTTTCGGCCTCGATTGGCAATGTAGGTATTCACACACTGGCGCAAAGACCGTATGCGATATTGGCGCATGTATTGATGGTACGTGGATATGGCGCGCGGGTGGTGCGGGTGACACAGACGTGGAAGCTGAAAAGGGAGCGTTAAGTGATGCTTTTAAACGTGCTGCCGTGCTTTGGGGTATCGGGCAATACCTGTATCGGCTGGAAAATAAGTGGGTTCCGATTAAGGCGCAGGGTAAATCTTATGTACTGGACGGAAAACCTTCATTACCAAACTGGGCGCTTCCTGAAAAATTGGATTACTCGGAAGATGAAATTATCGCCGAGACAGACATATGGAACGCAACTAAACAGGCTATGCTTGATAGCGGTATGGGGACGGATAACCCCAGGTTTTCAGATGAATGGTACAGACGACCAAGTAACTTGCGTACAGCTATAAAGGCGCGCATGGATTCTCTTGCCAAACAGTTAGCGGCTGATGCACAATCTCACATGCAATCACTAAAGGAAACGAAATAATGGCATCGGTAAATAAAGTTATTCTAGTCGGCGGCTTGGGAGCTGACCCTGAATTAAAATATCTAGCGTCCGGCGATCCTGTAGCTAATCTTCGTGTAGCCACCTCGGAATCGTGGAAGGATAAGGCCGGAGTTAAACAGGACAAAACCGAGTGGCATCGAGTTGTTGTGTACGGTAAACTTGCTGAAATATGCGGCGAGTACCTAAAGAAAGGCTCTAGCGTTTACCTTGAAGGTAAGATACAAACCCGCAAATGGCAAAACAAAGAAGGTCAAGACCAATATTCTACCGAGATTATCGCCGACCGGATGCAGATGCTTGGCGGAAAGCCTGCGAACTCAGCAATGAGTCAGGATAGCAATGAGCAGGGTGGACAAAACACTGGTGGTACTCCGGTCAATAAAATTGATGATATGGACGACGACATTCCGTTCATTGTTGACGCTGGACTATTCGATATTAAGGAGTGAGTGATGGCTAACAGATATATTCCAGTAACACCAGCGGGAACTCCATTAGTAGAGCTTGAAGCTAAAACAGAGCTAAATTCATGGAAAAATCTTCATGCTGCTACAGCGCATATTTATCCGTCTGTGCAAGCTCTTAAAAAGCGTGGATATACGGTTGAAAGAGTGGCTATCCTTACCACCATAGACCACCTATTGTATGCACTGTGTGTAAGAAACCTTTGTAGTTTAACTTTTTAGGAGAAATGAAAATGTACGAATCAGAAGCTAATCAACGTGTGCAAGCAAATTCAGCAATCGATGGATTTTATCCAAAAGGTAAAGAGCCAATTAGCCCAACTGTAGGCGAAAACATAGACGCAAAGATTGCCTGCCTGCAAGCTGAAATTAAGCGCCTTGAAGAATCCCGCGAAACTCTAGCGCCACTTCTCGGCATGAAGATTAACGACCTGCGTTCAGCGATGCAGTATTGATTGCTGTGTGTAAGAAGGAGTTGAAACCATGAGCGAAGCCAGCGGCGATAGAAAGGTGAAATGCAATGAATGTGCATGGAAAGGGGTAGAAAGTGCCATTTTAACAGCGAAGAATCCTTTTTACGAAGGCGACATTATTAATGGTTGTCCGCAATGTAAGTCTGTAGATACGATAATTTATGCTTGTGATGAACCTGAATGCTGGCTTGATGCGAGTTGCGGCACACCTACAGATAATGGCTACCGTAGCACATGCGGAAAGCACGTGCCGAAACCATGAACACCTTATGTTTATTCGTCTCTAACCAGACCAATCTCATTGCTAATCGGAGAAGATGATGAAGACTATTGCTGAAACAAAGTTAACGCCAAAATTATTGGCAGATGCTTTCTGGGATTTAGATTCTGTTGAGCAGGCGCAGTTCTTTGCGGAACTTTATGAATTGGTAGCTGATAAACCGTATCCCGCACATTCTTTAGGTGAAATGCAATGGATATCTATGTCTTACGAATTAGAAAAGAATCCAAAAGCGAAGCAGATGGCTTGCGCGTTAGCTGCAAATATTTATGTCAGAACCACAAACTGGTTGAGCAATTCACCACATTAGTAATCAACCACCATGACATTAGCAATGAGCACAGACAAGGCAGAGCCGAGTAGACAGGAGGATTTATGATTGAAATTAGTGTCGCCAACTTGTTCACCACAAATGCACAGAGGAAAGCGTTTGAAGATTGGGTAAAAACCGTTGGGGACGGGATATTCGCTCGACACTATATGAATCTGATGTGGGAAGCATGGCAAGCCGCCCAATCCCTGCAAGACGGGTGGCAGCCTATTGAGAGTGCGCCTAAAGATGGCACAAAAGTGATTATTTGCTCCAGTGAATATTCCCCTATTGTTGCTGCATTCAAAGGCAGTCAATGGGAAAAAAGAGCAGGCTCGTTTGTTGCGCACTTGCCTACACATTGGATGCCGCTCCCCGCTGCCCCACAACAGAAGGGAAAGATATGAGCAGAGACCACGTTGAATACTACTGTGAAAATGCACTACTAGTCATGATGGAAAGTTCAATCGTTCCGTCAAAAGGTAGCTTCATTAGCATTAGGAAAGAAACCTATGAGGTAGTCTCTATTTCCTACGCTTGCGATTATATAGATCAATCTTTAGTGGAAAGAACCATGCGTGCCAATGTTGACCTGGTACTGGCAAAAACGGAAAAACAAGTAAAGAGGACTAAATCATGACTGACAAAGCACGGGATGAAATCTTAAAGCTGGCTAAACTGGCAGGGTTTGATATTAAAAGCATGAAGGAAAAAATACTTACCAAGCATTTGGGAGAATCTGTTGAAAAACAACTTGAAACCTTCTACCACGCCGCCCGTTTGCCACTCGAACAGCGCATTGAGGCGATGGAGAAAGGTGGGGGGGCTGTTGCTGTCGTGAAACTTACAAATTATGCCAATATTCCCGCACGCAAAACGATCATATGCCAAACGATTGATGACCTGCCTGAAAACACTGAACTCTACACCCATCCTCCCGTAAGCTTAACAAAGGAACGGCTGGTGGAGATAATGAAAGACAATATCATTGGAGCTAACGGAATTTACCCGACAACCGGATACAAACAAACAGCAGATAAAATACTAGCCGCCATGAAAGGACGATGATGAAAACGCAAGCAGACATTATCAGTCTATCGGAAGAAGTGGCGAAGTTGCTGGGCACAACCGCAAAAGTTAAAATAGCAGTGAAAGGCTTAGTCTTTACAGTAGAAGAACTATATCTCGCCCAAGATGTATCCCGATGCACTTCGTTGGCGCTGAAGCATGACATAAATCACTGGTGCAGTTCTAGTAAAGGGTGGGCTTGTTGTGCCGCCAATTCTGATGAGATTGTTCTTGATGAGCCGGAGTTGAAGTATGAATATTACACCAACCACGATTCCCGCGAGTCTGCATATTGCTTCGCTCTATGCAGGGCGTTGATAGCTAAACTTGGAGGTGAGAAATGAGTGAGGATATTATTGCGCGCGTCAAAAAATTTTATGGTGCCGATTTGTCACTTGGAATTAAACCTGTAAAGCCATATAACCTTTCAAAAAAGCATCCGCTCATTGCTGAATTGGCAAGTGAATTGATTACTATACGCACCATAAATGCCGACCTCACCACCACCCTATCTTCTCTACGTGCGGAAGTAGAAGCCAAGTCCTCGCAAGCCAAAGATAGCGGTAAGCCGGTTGCGTGGAACAGAAAGATTCGTGATAGCGTTGACGAACTATTGGCGCAAGCTGGTTATGCCGCAGACTCAAGCGCACGCCATCAACTATCCATGATGAATTTTGACTCTTTAACCGCAGAGCAGGATAGAGATAGACTGCTGGAAGCGTTGAAAGAGTGTAGGCCATTGCGCGAAGATATGGAAGCTTTAATCGCAGAAATTGAAAATAAGCAATGATTCCGGTCAGCAAGAAGCCGAGTAAACATGATTGCAGTGCTTTGTCATTGCTAAGGATAAATAATGGAAAATGTTAAAGAAACTTTGTTAATTTTTGTTTGGGCTATTGTGTTTTTATGGCTATTCGCACTTTTTATGCATTTAGTACATATACCGTATATACAAAGCAATTGCTGGTGGACAATCCCGTGGTTAATTACCTTTAGTATAGGGTTAGTCGCTATCTTATCAATGCTCTCAATGGCAATAACATATTTATTATTTTATATTTTGTCATTGCTAAATAGGAGAATGTGATGAAACATAACGATCACGTACTAAAATGGATGCGCTGGCAGCACTTCATGGCAGTACGCCAACATAGGCAATTCGCGCAATTAGTTTGGGCGACAGAATACAAAATAGAAACTTCGGATTAACGCAAAACCTTCTCTAGTTCATTGACGTAATTGCGGCACTCTAAAGCTTGAACAGTAGTCTCAGCGCATCGTGGTATCAGGTTAGGTTCTATTCGTACTTCTTCCTGGTCGCTGGCGGTAGCGTGTCCATTGTTGGCGGTATTTGTTTTACTATCGCCGGCGCTGTTGGAAGGTGAGGGCATTCCACCGCCAAAGGCTTCATAGTGGCACAAGCCGTTAGAATCAGCGGTAACAGTAATAGGATGGTTCTTGTAGTATTCATATATTCCCTTTATAGCGTCTGTGGCGTTGTTTTGGATGGTGGTTGATGCGTTACCCAGGGCTTGTTCTTTTGAACGATTGGCGGCCTCTTGCTGTACGGCTACGACCTGCTCTTTCACCTTTTCCGCATCCCACAGAGCTTTTTCTGATGTTGCACCTTGATGATGCGCGAATAGATAAAATCCGAGTACAGCTAGACCGATTGCAACAGGTTTAACCCAAGGTGGAATTACTAAATCTTCAATGCTCATTTTAAATCCTCTGATATTTTGTCAGGAATTGGATTTTTGTCAAAACGCACTGCTTTGATAGTTTCAATTCCTTCGAGCATACAACGCATTATCCGGTGGCGACCATCCATTAACTCGCCATCTTCATCAAGGATGATCGGGTAAGCAAGGTCGGCGGCTAGAATTGCTCTCATGTGCATAACAAATTCACGCATGGTTAAATTTTTGTATTTCAGCCATACGTTAAGGTGGCGAAGCGGAACATCCATAATGGGCAAGTCTTTTGCGCATGAAATAAGCTTTGCCACTGCCCAACTATGATTACCTATTGTACATTCCTGCTCTTTGAAATCCACCCACTCAGGCATATGAATTGATGCCAGATACTGCGCTTTAATTTCAGGAATTGCTAGTGCTTCCCTTTTTGACATTGTTGCTCTAGCCATACTTAAGGTTAGTTTTGCTTTCATTGATGCTCCTCAATTGTCATTGTCTGTACCGCGCTGATTGATGGTCATGTTTAAATCATCGTCTGACCATACGCATATTTCAGTGCCGTTTGCTAGCAGGATTACAAGGTCATCATTCTCGATGCCTACGCCTTCGATAGTCTGGTTTACGATATTCTCTAGATAGTCGGATAGTTGTGGGCGTAGCTTTTGTACGGTCATTTTAGCATATCCGAGTTGATTGTTAGGCGGGAAACCTCTCCAAAATTTTTGTGGTATAATTTGGGATGCATAAAAATCCTTATAAATTAGAAGCAAAAATGCTTGGGCTACATATATTTTATGATAATAGGCCATGCAAATATGGGCATACATCCGGTAGATATACTAGGAATTCCGGTTGTGTTCGGTGTGCGGATGATAATTCAACGATGCGTGATCCAGTATATAGACTTGCTTATCAAGAGAGGAACAAATCTCGTATAGCGCTTTACCGACAAGAATACAACATAAAAAATATCGGCAAAATCCGCGCTAAACAAGCTAAATATATATCTGAAAATAAGGCGGAAAAAATAGCCTATGACAAGATATATTCCGCTAATAACGCAGCCAAAAAAAGAGCAGCCACTAAGCAATGGGCGATTGATAACCCAGAAAAGGCTAGGGCTAATGCAAGACTTTCTCAATCTAATAGGAGAGCCAGTAAACTTAGAGCCACTCCCGCATGGGCAAATAAATCTCTCATAAAAGAGATTTATTTTAATTGCCCGGATGGTTATGAAGTTGACCATGCAATACCTTTGCAAGGGAAAAGTGTATGTGGATTGCATGTTGAATTTAATTTGCAGTATTTGCCTAAATTGGAAAATAGGAGGAAATCCGCATCATTGCTTGAGCATATCTGAATTTATGGTAAGCCTACTTACTTCCCCGTATTCACGACTGTACGTAATAACTTTTGCATCACGTCCTGACAGCCATCCGCCACGAGCTGCATACGCATCGTTAGGAGCTAATGTCCGATGCTGTTCGACTATCATCATAGGATTTTCTTTCACATCAAGATGGTGCTTATGCCCCATGTGTGCGTAGGCGTATTTAGTGCGCCCGTATATCTCTCGGAACTGGGCAGCGAATACTTCGCTGACATTCGTGGGATTGCGTTTATGACCGTGATGGAAAAATAGCGCGGTATTGCCGAACTCATAGGCTAGGTAAGGTGAAGGGCTGCGGTCTACAGTTAGGCGTGGTTCGTTCTCATAAAGCACAGAAAACCATTCACGCAACCATATTTGACTTACAGGATCGTGGTTTGCATCAGCCATGATAACATGCACGTTTTCGTGTTTATGCAACAACATGTCTATAACCTGGCGCAATACTCTGATTGCCGACCGCACAAGCTTGGCAAAGCGTGTATCAGCATCAAGTAAGTGTTTCGATTCTGGTGTTAATGCTTCCATGCCATCGAAATGCAGGAAGTCAGATAGCTGCGCGAATAGTCCTATCTTTGCGTCCGGTGACTGTGCGATTGCCTGTCTGAACCACTTAATAATCAGTTCTTCAGCTAATTTTAGATCCCAATCTTCGCCAGCCTCCTCGTGCCAAGCGAGCATACCCATGTGATAGTCGGTGATGACGTAGCAATTTAAGAGATTGTCGTTATGATGTTTAACGCTATGCGTTATAGGCTGTAACCTTGGCAATTCCTCAGCCATACCCTCGAAAGCCTCGCGCATGATGTTCTGTTGCGCTGCTAGGTCTATACTTGATTTAACCCACTGACCGGATGGCTTGCCTTCGTTGTTGTAGTAAGTTGATACGCCCTTGACGATATAGCCATCAGGTACGGGGCGAGTCATGGAGTGCGCCGGAGAGAATCCATGCAGGGCGGCTTTGCGTTCTAACGCATGGAGTGACCGTTGTATTGAGGTGGGGTGTACATCAAGTGCCGCGCCTGCTTTTCTGGTGCTTCCTGCGGCATTTACAGCATCGACGTACTTCTCTTGAGTTGGTGTTGCCCATTGCTTTAACGCCGGGTCAATTTGCATACTTAGATGGCGTACTCAGAACTGCACTGTCTATTTACCGCACTCCATATATCGTTAGGGGATAGTTCAGGATGTGCGTATGTGAAGTCTACCCATTTTAGGGCATAATCCATTTCTGGGTCGCCATTCTTAATTCTGCGAAGCTCAGCTTTAACATCACCGACAAGGCGGGGGGTTTGGCTGTTTACACCTCGGAATCTGATAGCGATATTTTTAGCGACTGTCGCCCAATCGTTACAGGAAGTGGCGGCTTGCGCTGAAGCTTCCCATGTGGCTAGGTAAACTACGATTGTAGCCAGAATGCACCAAGTGAATATTCTCATGCTAAGACACCCCCTGCCTGAACAAAGATATTTTGTAAGGAGATTATATCATTTTCATGCTGTGAATACCCTGCTCCAGGCAAAGAAGCCCAAATATGTGCGCACTTTTTTATAGCTGGCTCAAAATTACCAGATGAAACGTCATCTAGGGCTTTGCATTCTTTGATCTGCTGAACGGCGATAGCATCTTGGCTATCAGGTGAGAAGTCTGAAAGATGGAGTAGCGATTTGTAGGAGTCAAAGTACCGCGCGAGAAGTTGATAACGTCCAGCAGCGGTTGACTCAAGGTGAGCATTCAGGTGGATTAGTTGCCTAGGATGGTCAGCATAGCTATGAAATAGCGTCCCGCCTACGATTACGTTGTAGCCATTGTCACTACCTGAAATACGGCTTGTGCCTTCACTCCATGCGATAGTGTCTAAAAATGCCATTTCATTTTTGTTCATCCTTTAGTCCTTCCTGTTTAGTCATAACCCCATAAACTACAACAGCTAAAAGTGCCAATGTGATATATTGTACCATATGTGGAGGCAGCGTTGCTTTCATGTCATCAGGAATTTGAGGCCATGCCAGTTGTAATGCGCTAGCTAATGCAATTGCCTTGATGCTTAGGAACTTACGGAAATTGCGCCAATCATCACGTAAAGTAGGTTTATTCATTTCCAACCGCCATGTGTTGCAATGAAATAAAGCAATGAGCCGATAGCGGCAGTCGCAAGACCTTTAGCTGTCCATTTTCCGAACTCAGCCCATTTATAATCTAGCCATTCATGGAAGGCTTCTTTAAGAAGGGATTTTTGTTCTTCTTTGTCAATATCGGGCATCATTGCTTTCCCTGTCTAGTTATGGCGAGGTCAAAGTGTATTTAATATCTACACGCGCAGAACGAAGCAGTGAAGTACCATAGTCTGGAGATACCCCGGAAGTGTAGCCTTGGCTAGTCAGTACACAACAGACATTATCAGTGCTCTTAACTGGTACGCCCTGTGTGCCTTCACCAAAGTTCCAGCTTTGTTGCCTTTGTGGATTACCGTCAAGTACACGGCCTAGTTCATAACTCCATAAACCTGATCCGGCAGGAGTTTCCACAGCCAGCAGGATTTCTCCCTTATCTACTACTTGTGGCCCCATTGACTCTAGAGTGATTTCGTTGATAAAAATATCTGAAGTGTGTCCGGTAGGAACCAGAGTCACATACTCAGTATCTGCTTCTGCATATGCTACGGCGGAAATCGAGATAGGTGCGGCTGCTCCGGTGGTTGGATTCATAGGTAATACTGCGACGTATTCCCCTGTAATCAATCCTGATGGTAGTGTTACAAAACGTGGTGCTGGTATTGCCATTGTGATTCTCCTTTAGGTTAAAAATTAGCCTTGCATACTTCCTTGAATGCCTGATTTAGCAACAGCACCAGCAGCGAGTGTGCCATTGCCGTAAAATGTGGTTGTTCCAGTAGCTACACTACTTTCCAGCCATGCAAGAAAGTGCTTTCCAATGGCTGGTGTTCCTATATAATCTGCCATTACTCCAACTGCAAAGCTAGAAGAACCAGTTCCCATAAAAACAGCCGCTGTATTAGTAGTCGTGCTATCCAGCCCTATCCCAACCTGTGCGGTACATGCAGATGTATTTGTGAACACACCGAGAACTCGCGCCGTCACAGCATCCTCAGCCACACCTTGAATAAAATTTATTTGATTGGATGTAGAGGCGTTAGCTTGCCTTAATGTTGCTAAGGTATAGTTCCACGATGCGGTTGATTCAAATCGTTGCATTACTCTAGCAACTCGATTGGAATAATTGTACAAATACCGATTTGCGACACTATCTTCTGTTTGTGTGGTAGATGTAGTAAAAAATGTACCCATGTAACGCCTAGTAGTTACTCCAGACTTAACTAAAACACCATCTTGATAGACTAATGCTGTAGCTCTTGCGGTAGAGTTTGACCAAGCTAAAATTTCTAACGTTGGGACGGTTGAATTGTCAAAACAGAATACATCGTAAGGGAGGGAGCTTGTTAAAGTCCCCAAGGCAATCGAGAATTGTGTTGAGCTTCTCTGATTCCAGTTAGCGCCATCGTATAACGCGATATTCATACCTTTGTACGGGCAACAGAATATTGTGGTAGCTCCTGTCACATCCGCAGTAGTCACAGGAACGGCGGTAGTTAAAGTAAGTCTGAAATCGTTTATAGAGTTGTCAATTGCGGATGAAGCGCCCAATGGCCCAAACTCTGTACCAGAGTCATTCTTTAGATAAAGTTTGGTATCCGCTTTGACGTAGAGCGTAGAAAGTCCCGCCCCTGGAGTCGCCGGAGCAGCCCCTTGGGTAAATATTGCTTGTGATGACATGTTTTATCCTATGCTGTAACTGCTTTGATTACTGCGTACCCTATGACGATTGCTTCTGATAGAGAACCTAGACTTACGTTTCTAACGTCGATTGATGCCGAGCCTGATGCGGCTCTACCGTTTAAGGTATATGAGCCGAAAGTACCAACTGATTTATGGTTTAAAATAATCAAATCTGTTGCGGCTATTGTTGAATTTGTTAGTACAAAACTAACGGTTGTGCTAGCAGCCAATGAAGTCGCTTGCATTGTTATTTGTCCGGTGATCTTGTTTAAAGTAACCCCCGTGGTTTTATCGGTAGCTTGTGTTACAGTTCCACCCGCCCCTGTCGAGTATCCAACTCCAGCAGTACCAGAGCTTAAAACCGCACCAGTTTGAATCCCTATTGACGTTAAGCTAGAACTTACAACTGTGCTGTTAAGCGTTACGCCAGTTAAAGTGCTGGCATCAGCAGTGATTGTAATATTTGCCGAACCATCGAAACTTGTTCCGTTAATTGTTCTTGGGGTAGTTAAAGAGTTTGCGGTAGTGGCAGTTGTTGCGGTATTCGCGTTCCCGGTTGTGCTTTGATTGAGTGTTGGAACATCAGTCGAAACAATAGCCCTAAAAAATGGCGTACCACTTGAGCCATTCGGTGAAGCAAAAAATAAGTTTGGCGACTGCGATGTAGTGCCTGATGATCCAGAGCCATTTAGTATTAAAAGGTTTCCAGCAATCGTTAAATCACTCTGTATTGTCAGATATTCAACTATCGGGTAACTTGTATCAGCCGCTATCGTGGTCGGGGTGGAAATTATGTTATTAAGACTTGCCCCGCCGCCGCCAGTTGAGGCAATTGTTACCGTACCCACCCCATTTGTAATGGTTACATTTGAGCCAGCCGTTAAAGTCTTGAACTCAAGATTAGAAGCCGCTGCGTTCTCACCTAATATTTGATTTGCTGTGCCTGCTGATAAAGCCGCAAGTTGGCTTATTAGCGTTGGCAGACTTGTTATCTGTGTCCAAGCTATCTGTCCAGCCTGAGAGACTCGCTTCCATAACTGATAAATCCATTGTGTGAAATATGGGTCAGTAGGATCAGGCGGTCTGTTTAGTGGTTCTTGAGCCAATGCCTTGATTCCTTATATGAAAAAGCCTATAATACGGCATGAGTTATATTGTTATTGCGTTGATTATTAGGCCATTCGTGGCATTTTTATTATTTGGCGTTATAAGCGTGGCAATTAAGATACTTATCCTAAGATTCATGCCTGACTGTTGGCTTAAACATCAATTATTGGTTGAGCGCTGCCACAGTACCGCTAGTAGCAGCAATCGGAAGCTGGTCGGAAAGTTTCATTTTCGCAATATCAGCGAGTGAAAATCCATAGTTTTTATTTGCCATAGACTTCTGAACTGTATTGCTCATCAATGCTTTTCTGGCTGCAACTCTCGCTATCGGAGCAACTCCCATTGAAACAGGAGCTAGCATAATATCTGCCGCAGTAAATGGGCTGGCATCACCAGACTTCGGTACTTTTGCTACATCCGGAAATGCATTCGCAAACTTAGCTATATCCAATGCGCCGCCATCTAAGGGCGCACCGTTCTTTAACATTTTCCCCAATGCTTGAGCATTGACTTGCCCTGTTTCATCATTCATGGCGCGATCAATAGTATTGATCTTAGCGAGGTTTACACGCGCATCTTTTAGTCTAGTTACTAAATCCGGGTTATCATTCTTTTGCGCCATACTTTCAAGAGTATTCTCTAAATCAGAAGCTTGACTGTCGTACGATTTTGCTGCTGTATAAGCGGCGGGGTCATTGGTGGTGTTAAAGTGCTTCCAGTTCATTTGTGAATTAAACCGTGCGTCTTTTAACTGCTGTAGAATGTCATCACCGTTCGCAGTAATATCCGTAGTCGTAACGCGACCAGTTCCCGGACTTTTAACTGACTGTTGGCCTATGACAGTATCAGGCAATGAAGCCGCTTCTTTATAGACTGCGTTTTGTGGTTCTTTCAAAGCATCAAGAGCAGTCGGAGACAACGAGGAATTAGCATCTAATCCAAGATAGTCTTTAGCCAGTTGTTGCGTGTTTTGCTGGTTCTGAATACCCATAGACTGATTGGTTTTGTACTTACCACTTAACCCTTCTGCCATTTTCGCAACGGTAGAACCGCCAGCCATAGTAGGCGGTAGGGCGTATCCATTATCGGCTGCATGTTGAACAGCAGCATCCATCGTTGCATTCTGTGAGGCTGAATTAGCCAGCGCCTCGCCTTTATCCGCCACCGAGCTAGCCAGCTTATTTCCTATAGCTGAACCTACTCCACCAGCTATCGCCCCCTCTGCTGCATTCTTTAGCGTTGATTCTCCTTCAAGCGTAGGATTTAACGCGCCAGCTATAGCACCAATAGCAGCGCCACCTATAGCAGTTCCAGCACCCGGTATTAATGCGGTAGGGGCAAGTAAGGCTGCATTCCCTAGTACAGCTCCTACAGGTGCTGCTTGAGCGATTTGCCGCTGGTCTTTAATGTCCTGATCGACATTCATGCCAAGCGCCTGTTTAGCACGAAGGAGCAAGTTAGATACGGAAGTTCCAGCACCAGCAAGATTCCTATTTATTGTTCCTGCGTTTGCCAATTCATTTTTTAGTTCCCCGCTATAATCACCTGGATTATAAGGTACAGGCTGTCCAACGGGCTGAGAGGATGCAAGGTTAAATCCGCTAGAGGGCTGCCCTACGGGTTGCGCAGTGGCTAAGTCAAAAGGCATTATTGAACCTCCTGAAACTGCTTACCATCTGGGCTGACGTAGGCTTGATTTCCTTGAGCATCTTTGTGCAATGTCCAGCCTTGCGCATTAACTTGAGGGGTTGCCGAACCACCTTGCAATCTAGTAATAGTGGCTTGTGCTTCTGGGCTAACCATTTCCAGTGGTGTTTTCTGGGTGGAGAATCCTTGATTGTATCGGTCCGACAAAGCCTCTAAACGACCTTGCATCAATCCCACAGCTTGGTCAATCATAGCTTTCTTTTGCGCTGGAGCCATGTTTGAATTTATCTTATCTTGCCAAGCATTGATTTCACCTTCGGACATTCCCGTTCTACGGAACACACTCGCCAGTTCGTGAGAGACAGCCATCGCATCAGCATCAACGCTGGTGGCATTAGTTTGGATGTTTGAATTACCCAGTGCAGAACCCACGCTATTAACTAGGGAGTTGTAAAGTGGCATACTTGAATTATTAAGTTTGTCGTATGAGTCAGACAGTCGGCCTAAGTGAGAAATCGCTGTATTCAGTGCGAGAACATTATCGGCAGACTTGCCAGAGGTGAAGTCTTGCTGAACCTTGTTACGTTCTGCATATTTGGTAGCATCGTAATCAGGATAAACTTGATATAAACCTTGATTAATAGCTTGCCCATATGGGGTGCGTAGCATCATGCCACTTGGAGCTACTGCGCGACCTTCTCCAATAGCCTGCACCTGACTTGCGATAGCAGGGCTTAACAATGCAAGCGCATCTTTACCTGTTGGTGGAGCGTTATTTTGTCCGTTCGCTGCGCCCGGCGGTTGCCCGTTGAATTCATTGTTGAAGGATGCCGATACCGGACTGATAGGATTCTGTGCCGCAAATGTTAACTTTTCTTTAGCCCCCATTAACCCATTTAGAATGCTTGCTTGAGTTTGAGGTGTCCACTGTTCTCCTTCGTGCGGCGAAGGTACGCCAGTCGCTTGCTTGAATGTACTATTGGCTTGGTCTAATGATGCTTGGTCGTGTACATTGTTGTACAGTTTGGTTGCAAAGTCTTGAACCGCTAATGCACGATTCATTGTCTGATCGGCTGGCTGATTTTGTAATGTATTTTGTTGAGCGCCAATATCAGCAGCGGTAGCCAAGCCTCTATCCATTGTTTGCAACGGGGCAAGAGTTTGGGCATCTTGAGTATTAGTCAAAGCAAGATTGTTTTGTGCATCACGTACAGGCGCGGCGTTGTTAAATGCTGTTAGTTGCGCCAGAGAAAGCCCGTTACCAATATCCTTCCCCTGAATGTTTGCGAGTCCAGTATCGCCAGCTAGCCTGCCTGCGTTAAATCCCATTATAGGCTCCCAAGAGTTTTAGCCCATGCATCGGAAGAACCTGATACGCTATTATTCGTGTATGGGTTTTGTAGAGGATTGGAATATGCAGCGCCGATACCTTGATCATAAGATTGGTCTTGCTGCTTTTTGTACTGGAACATGTTGTTTTGCAGGTTCGCGCCTTGTTGCTGGATTCCTATCTGATCGCTTTGGTTGTTCAATCCCTTTGCGCTATTGTTCAAAGTTGAGTACAAATCGGCAAGGTTAAAAAAGTTCTTATTATTTTGACCGGACTGATAATCTGAAATAGCAGCAAGCGCGTTACCTGAATTGCCATTACCATTAGCAGCTAGTTGACGGCGTACAGCATCTAAACCCATAGCGTTGCTGGATTGAAACAACGGATTACTTGCGACCGAGCTAGGATTAGAGACTAAATCAGACAGCGCCTTACCGTATTGGCCTTGGTTAGCGGATTGATTGAACTGGCCTATGGATATAGCGTTGTTGTTATTGTCGAACGCTTGCGAACCGTTTGTTGAGTAGCCATTCCATAAAGTTGAAATAGGGCTGTAATTTGTAGGTAATGCTGGATTTGCCATGTTAGCTTCCTAATTCAATGAATTGCATTCTGCATCTGGTGTTGTCTACGTGGTGAAGCTCAAAAACCATCCTACGGGCTTTGCCTAATCTATTAAGTCGTGGCATCTTTGAGCTTAAGTCAAGACTGCGAGGATTGCTGAAAGTTTGGGAGTCATCAGAAGAATGCTTTTCCCATACCCGTGTCGGTATTTCGTCAGCAACTAACTTGACTGCTGGAAACAGTTTATTATCCAGATTGTTGTTATCAATTCGCATGGTTCTAACCATCGAATCAATTGGGGTTCCAACACCGCCAGATACCAAGTCTTGAGTAACGCTTGGGGTTATTTCGTAAACCTTACCGTTGGACTCGTGCTGCAATAAATCCCTTTGGGCGGCGTATGTATAAGAAACAAAAGGCATGTATTGTTGAGTGTATGGCGTAGCAATTAATGTGCCCGTAGCTGCCGCCGCAGATGTGTTGGTTATCTCGAAAGTAAACGAGCTTGTTCCTGTGACTGTAATTAAAGCAGATATGTTGTAATCGGTGGGCGTAGCACCTGAAATCTGCACCAGTGCGCTTGTAGCTAACCCATGAGGTGCAGTCGTAACCACGGTAACAAGGCCATTAGTTTGCGACATACTAGTAATTGCGATAGTCGAACCTGCAAGAGAGAACGTCCAGCTATACCAGAGATTTGCGCCTACATCGTAGACAAGAGTTAGGTTGTCACTGATACAGTTCAGAAAGTAAAAGTGTGAACCGTTGATTCTGAACCCAAAGGCTAATACAGTAGTCAGTCCGAGAGTGTTAAGTATCCTATCTACCGAAGGGCTAGATACAAGTTCTGGCTGCAATCCGTTGAGTCGATAAATGCCCCGCCCCAGAGACTTATTCTTACCTATCCAGTAAACCGTTCCATCACAGTACCCTACCGAACCGCCAGCAGCACATCCAACCAGGGCGTTGTTCTGCGCCATCACTGATAATGGAGAACCGACTGGGTTGCCAGCATCATAGAAGAACTGCGTTGATCTATCGCATAACGCGACTATGTAATTATGGTATTTGGCTATTGCTACGCCAGGACTAGGTTCTGCTTGTGCGCTTATGAACCCAAGCGCCGACCAGCTTGCAGGATTGGATAAATCTGAGTTCCAGATAAGCCCGGCTGCATCCATGACGAATATATACCCGTCAAGATATACAACTCCATTTACAGTAGTTGCTGGATAATCAACGTCAGTTATTTGTTGGAAAGTTGTACCATTGAAGTAATACGCAGACGTGAGGTTTTTATATACGAAGCCGCTAGAAGCTCCATATTCCATAAAGTCCCAAACGGCCATTTTATATCCCTGTTAAAGTCATTGAACCAGCAAGTATTTTCGGAGTAACACCGGGCGCTACGACTCCGTTCGATAAAGCGCCATAGTGGTAAATCTGCGTACCGTTACCGAAAGAGACAAAGGTAATCGTCTGACTAGTTCCGGTATTCTGCGGGAAGGCTATATCTACCAAACTTTGTACGCCACCGGACAATACAGAAAAGTTTGATGATGAAGGCGCTAGTGTTGCTTGTGCGTATCCAGTGTAAGTTGCTGGACTTGTTGTTTGTGTTCCCAATATTCCGGGGTCAGCAACATGTAAAGCTACATGAATCGTGTTGCCTGCCCAACTTGGTGCTGTGTTGTTGTAAACGTAGGTTAATAAGTCTGTCTGCGTTTGGGTTGATGTTGTCATTATCTGGCACCGTTTGCGGTTGAATTATTACCACCAGCTAGAACGCCTAAATCATTTATCACAAATGAAGAATCCCAATATACTGCGTGCGTATGACCACTAATAAATGCGCTACCCACTATTAATCCGTTTGCTATTTTATTAGCGGTTGATGCACCTGATCCCCCCGGCAATGTTCCTAAGTCGTGAACAGCCCCTAGAGCATCCCAATAAACAGCCCTTGTTCCTGTTGCCAATCTTGAGAACCCTATAATTATTGACCCATCAGTTCCAGTAGCTTGTGAGCCTGAAACTGTACCCGCTAAGTCAGGAAGTATGCTCACTGCAAAACTATTTGATATATCCCACCATACAGCAACCCCGTTAGGTAATGATGCAGATGTCGCACGCCCTACAATTTTATTCCCTCGTATTCCAGTGGCAAAACCAGTTACACTTGTCCCGGATATATTTGGTAATTGAGTTGCGGTAAAAGAACTGTCCCAATACCATGCAAATAGAGAACCTCCACCTACTATCTGGTTAGAATAAGTGGCAAATGCCTGTACGCTACTATCAGACCCTACACCAGTTAATGTATGTACTGAAAAAGAATTGTCCCAATAAACCGGAAGTCCATTATTCTGTCCTACTATTATTGTCCCATCAGTATCATGCGCGGTTCCAATAAATGCAGACAAGCTATGTAAGTTAAAGGATGAATCCCAATAACATGCATGTAGAACATCCCTGCCAACAATAAGATTGCCAGCGGTTGCATTAGCAGTGGCATTTTGCCCGGACGTTCCGCCTATTCCATGAATAGTAAATCCACCATCCCAATATACTCCTTGAGTGGTAATTGATCCTGTGTAATCAGAAGCTCCAACAATAATATGCGGTGAGTAAAAAGAAGCTGCTAATACACTATTGGCCTGCAAAGCAGCAATCATAAAGAAGTTAAATACTCTGACCCTGATTTGAGTGGTATTCAATCTTTGGTCTACCGTGAAAGTTGTCATTAATAAGTAATCAGGTAATTCTTCACCAAAGGGAAACCGCTAGCTGATAAATAAGTAGCGCCTGTAGCAAATGGATTCTTCGGGGATAGAGTAACTACGCTATATTGTGCGTCAGTCAAGTCGGTTTGCACATTGGCAACAATCAACACATGATCGAAATTAGTCGTTGGTACTATGTTCGGGGTTGTAGCGCTGTTGTTGAACATGTAAACATTGTTGCCAAATCCGAATATCCCATTACCGTTACCAGTAGCTGAAAATGCGCCATCATCCCAAGTTCCCGGACGCTTATCAGCTTGCGGTCCAGTTTTATCAGGAACAACCGAGAAATTCTGCATTACAGAATCACGAGCCAATGTCCCGTCACGGGTAGAAATGTCGTAATTAACAGGTAATCTCATATTAACGTGTTCGGAGTCGTGCTTGTAGTACCGCTAGACCATGCGTAAAGGTGCCCATTGAAGGCGAATATGCCAAAGCCTGTACCTGTAGTACCCGTATAACGACTAATAGTGCCGGGGCGCTTATAAATGCCATCAGGTTCATCGGAATAGTTCTGTAGCATGTCGTCACGGGTCAATGTACCATCACGCGAATCAAGCGACATTGCCAGATTGATGCGTTGGGGTGTTATTTCTCCGGTCATATACCATTAATCCAGTTGTAATAACCTGCTGTCTGACCATGTATCAGTCCGATTTCAGTTTTCATTACTGGAAGCACGATATTGTTTTTCTGGATGAGCTTTTTAGACTCGGTATAGCTTTTTAGTTGAGTTGGCGTCATTTCCTGCTCAAACTCAGGCATCCAGTCTTGCATTAGCGCATAAGAAAGAAAACGTTTGTAGCCCCTGCCTAACGTGTAATCTGTATCCAAGTCTGCAAAAGAGGTCAACAGTTGTGGCGTTTGCAGGAAAACCGTGTAATTCTGGTCAGGCGTTCCCCAAAAGTACAAAGTTCCTAGTGGGTAAGCGGCGTTGTAAGCAAAGAATTGAGGAATCCCCACTACAAAAGTCTTATTCATGATGTTGCCGTAATCCATCATGTTGATTTTCTTCATCGGAAAATCAATGTTGTTATATCTGACATATGCATTCGTAATATCGGTCGGCATCGTCACATTAAAGTTACCGCCTGTACCTATTGTGTACGAAGTCTGAGAACCTGTCATTGTGTAACTGGCTACAGTCGTAGCGTAAATGTACATCTTTTCAATCTGCATTGATTCTATTACGTCATTCAATACACTTAAACCGTCTGTATATTCCTGATTAGTCGGTAACTGTTCGCTGGCGATCATCATACGATAGGTGCGATTTATGATTGAACGGGCAGTTGTCATGATTATCCTTGGTTAGCAATACAGTTTAATCTGGCCTCTCGTGAGAAAGGCCAGTAAAACTATACTTATGTATACAACTGAAAAACTGGGCCAACCGCAGTAGTAAACGTGGTTGGAACAGTAATGGTGGTGGGCAGAGTGCCGAATACACCAGTAGTTGAACCTGTCATCTTGTCATTGGAGTTAGCAGTAACAAACTTCATTGTGGTAGCAGTAGTACCGTTGCATTGAACAGCGCCGAAGTAACGACCTGGAGCAAGCAGAACGGAAGTTACAAAGGCAAGTTGCTCAAAAGTAGAAGCATTGGCAGACAAAGTACCAGCCAAAGCACTGTTAGCAACCAATTGTCCGTTGGTGTTATACAGCGCACCAATCAGGTTATCGGTTGAGGCAGTAGTACCGTTCAGAACTGCGATACCTTTCCACACATTCCAGTGAGGAATGTAAATTTCGGAAAAGTACACAGAGCCAGCGGTATGCGCAGACGAAGTACCTTGAGCAGTCAAAGCCGTATTACCCAGACTGGTATTGGTCAGGATAGAAGGGCCTTGCACAGCCACAGGGGTTGATTGCCCAGAAATATCAGCTATAGCGATATTGCCGCCAGAGTTGACAAACTGAGTACCAGACTGAATGAATTTCTCAGTATTGGTATTGGTGGCAACAGCAGTAGCTAGACCTTGAGTAATCAAGGCGGCTTCCGTGTTGTCTGGCAACATAACGATTGAGCCAGAGGCGAAACCACCATAAGCACGTAGTAATGTAATCATGATTTCTCCTTAGACTGAGTAGTATTTGGTTGCAAGTTCTGGATAGGTCGCAGCCCATCCATACAAGACGTCCAAACGGGTTATGAAGTTGTCGTACATGCCATCGTAGAACGTAGTAGCCTTGACGGTGTAACCGTTATGGCTCATCTGTGCTACATCAACAACGCCCTTTCCACCAGGAGGTGCGTACATCGGAACTACTGCCAATGTAAATGCATCCCGGTGATAAGCAACGTTGCAGTTGTATGCAGTCGAGGCAGCACCCAGAATCACGAACGGGGTCGTATTCGTTGGCGAAGCAGTTACGTTTTGGAAAGCACCAGAAGTCACCAAAGCTGGTGAGATAGGCAATGAAGTAGCGCCCGAGGCCACGTCAGCAGTGATGACAAAGTTCATCAACACGCCAGTTGAGCTACGATTCTGTGGGTTAACAGCAAACACACCAGGAAGCGTGATTGTGGTTCCCTTGGTAATCGTACCGCCGCCAGTAGCTGCTACCGTAATGGTAGAACCAGTCTGGTTTGCACCAGAGATATTGGAAGCAGTACCAGCACCTAGCGTCTGAACAGAGACGTTCTGATCTAGAGCGATATTTGCAAAACCGATTGCGTTCTGCATAATACCTTTTTGATACTGAGTACCTATAGTAGCTTGGTTATTAAACAAACCGCTTAAACCGTACACAGAAGCACCATTCAAGCCGGGAGACAGAATGAAAGCACGTTGGTTGTCACGGGGAGCGCCCATTTCATCCAAACGGCGATTTGCATCTGTGTAGACTTGTACAGCACCTTGGGTAGTAGTAGGCAATGCACCAGTTGAGTTCAAAGTGTTGAACACGGCAGTACGTGCCAAGTCCAAACCTTGACGGTCAATTTCGTTGGCGATTGCAGCAACACCCGCGGTCAGCTTTTGTTCGAATTGCTGAACACTCAAGGTCTTTTGAAAGCCCGTGAAGTTCAGATCAACACCGCCTTGACTCAAGGTCAAAGGGATTGTGGTTTCGACAGTTGATTGTGGTACAGCTACGTTACCAGCACGATAGGTATAACGTGGTGGTTTCTTGATGTTGATGGTCTGACCGGGAGAATATCCGCGAGCTTGATTGCCTGCGAATTCATCCTGAAAGTCAGTGTTAACGTTCTTGGAGAATCCAAGCATGTTTTCCAATATCGCCAGTGATTCTTTAGCGATAAGGTTACATGTTACTAATGTATTTGACATGGTGTTTATTCCTTGTTTATTGAGGAAGATTCCTCGTTAAACACCTATGCCCATCTTGCTCCCTGCTTCTTGCGCATTTCAATATATTCATCCATGCCAGCTTCTTCAAGCGACTTGGTTTGTGATTTGCCACCAGATAGCGGGGAAATGGGTTTAGGTGCGTCTGGTTTTTTAATGGGCGTTGAGACTTTTGCTTCAAGTTCCCAGATTGCCCTAGCAGCAGGAATAGGGTCTAAGTTGGCAATGCGCTCCAGTTCTTTGGGATTAGCGCCAAGGTGCATCAAGATTTCAGGGGCATGTTTCGAGTCTTGCAGTGCTTCGCCAACTCCAGGTTTAGTCATGAACTTTTGGTTCTCATAAACTGGCTCGACAAGTTCATCGTATTGCGGGAACTTATCACGGGCGTTACTCTCGACTTCTGACCACTTCTCTTGCGCTTGCTTGGTTGTCAATTCAGTCTGTTTGACTTCCTGACGTTCATCAAGAACGTTCATTTTTTCATTCAGTTTCTGCTCGACTCGATAATCCAGAATGGCGTTGAAGTAATCTTCGTCATTCTTGAATTGATTGCGTTGCGGTTCTTTCTCTACTTCTGCGGTTGGCTTGAGTTGATCGCGCAGCATCTGGTTTTCGACTTCCAAACGCACGTTCTTCTCTATACGCCGTTGTTCTTTGGCTACTCGCCGTCTTACTATGTCGTCCACATCTTTCTGTGAAAACGATTTTTCAGACTCCGGCTCTTGAGCTTCTGGCTCTGCTTCAGGTTCGGTTGTCGCCGTGACTTCCTCTTCCGGCGCGGAAACTTCTTCGTCCGCTACGATGTTTTCTTCACTCATTTAATACTCCATATAGGCCTGATGAAACGCATCAGTACGTTTTTAAGCAGATTGTCTTGCTCGCAATGTTCCGTAAACAGAAACAGCACCCGCAGAGAAACTAGCCTGTGCGGTCAGGAAAACAGTAGTCGTTTGGGTAATTACAAGTTGTATCTCGATACACCCATTCGAATTGGTAAATGATCCAAGCGTTGCAGCCAATGGGATTGTGACTAGAGCATCTGTCCCCAATCCCGAACCGCCTGCCTGTGTCGGTAGTGTTGCGGTAGTAAGCGAAGGCCCGGATTGCAATAACGTGGTGGTAGCAGCAGCAAGCACGAATTCAACTTGTGCAGATATGTCATAGGTTCCAGCAGGAAGAGAGATAGATGTGACATTTGCAGTCGTGTTATTGGTCAATGCTACTGCTGAACCTGCTGGAATCGTTGAACTCGTAAATGGTTGTTGATAAATACCATTTCTTACCAAGTCTGTTGAGGCTGTCATAGAACTACACTCGCATTCACAGTTGCGCCTGTGCCTGTAACGCTAGCCGTTACGCACTGGATGAAAGGATATGGTGCGGCGCTTACGAAATTATCTGTTGCACCAGGGTTTCCCGATAGGGTAATAGTGCCAAATGCAGTGGCGGAGAAGTTAGTACCATCATTTGAGCCAAAGAAAGTTACAGTCGCGGTTTGTGCGCCAGTTCCCAAAACGGTGGCTTGATAGACTCGATTACACCATGCGGATGTGTTCTTTGAGCTAACATCAACAGTTGGCTGAGTCGCATTGGTGGTTGCGCCTTTGAATAAATCTATCTTCATTGCTGTGTCTCCATATTCGGTAGTGGTGTTTCGATATGCTGGATTACAAGTTTCAAGGCTTCTTCAAGCCCTTCTATGCGTGATGGGTCAATCGCTGCTTTTGCTGTCATAGCTTGTAAGTCAACAGCCATGCGGCGAGTCTCAGCGTCATAGGCATCAATCATGACTTGTGCGCTTTCGGTCTGTGATTTATCTGCCTTGGCCTTGAGTTCTGTCTGCATTTGTTGCATAGCCTGATCGCGCTGTTGAATAGCGGCGGTCGCATCGTGAATGCCTTGTTGCAATTGTTGGATGTGTTGCGATGCCTGCGCTTTGACTTGCTGAACTTCTGGCGAATCCTGCCCATTGTTCTGTAATTGTGGGGGCATCATCATCTTAAGGCGGTCAGCTATCTCATCGGAATAAGGCATGTCCATAGACTTAAACATCAAGTCACCAATAATCGGCATCAGGTCAGGACTGGACTGAACAATGCCCGACATAAACTGCGCGCCTTCCATACGTTTAGTAGCGAAGGACTGGCCGACAGTGACAGTTACATCGTAGATTCCGACACCGATGTTATAAACCTTGTCGATAGGCGTTTTAATCACAGCTGGTAATCCAGCATCGTTGATTATTTTCTTATTATCTGGCGTTCCGTCTTTGCCTAAGATACGAGCAATCTGCGCTTTGTCATAAACCACGGGAATCATCCCTATGAGGATTTTCCCGGCATGACGTATAGAACGTCCTAAGTTGTCTGGAAAGTGGAACGTAGCCACATCGCCCTGCTTCTGTTGGGCGTTCATTGCTATGCCAGACTTGGCATTTCCATCTTGACCTACGCTGGCCTGATACATTCCTAAAGCAGATTGAATGTCATGCTCGGATGTTTCAATGTCTTGCAATAAACCTGTTGGAACTCCGGCGAATCCCTGACGTTGTGGTAGAGGTGCTAAGTTCCCCTCTACAGTCACAGGATCAGCTTCCAGATAAGCGAAGTTATTACGATTCGCAGCCGCCCACTTCTCGCCGTGAGTCTCGAACTGTCCTGTATAGCCAATGAACGGAGCTTTAACAGTAAGGTTTAGGCTCTCAGCGATAATAGATCGGTTATAGTTGTACATCCGTTGCGCATCTTTCACGCCACGCACAATCCCTCTCAGATTGCGCTTGCCGTTGAAGTCAGTCTCGATACCTTGAACCGGAATAACAGGTATGTATTTCCCAATAATCTTGGTATGGTCAATAACATTGAATGCGGTAAGTTTTGCCCAACACACTGTCCCACGATAACTCTTGCGATTCTTCTCTACCTTTGGGCGCTGGTCATTGCCAGTGTATTTCTCCCAGTAGTCAGACTCATACATCACATTGCCATCATCCAGCAACATGAGATTTTCTTGGTTAGTTTCAAGCC